TTTGAGTCCGTGCGTCCGTTGCTACAGAAATTTACGCAGTACTATCGTACTAAGTTGTCAACAGCACCTCACCTGTATCAGTTTCCATTGCGCGCCGCTCCTCCGATTAACCACGCTGCTTTAGAAGTGGATCCTAATGCTACTTTTATGATTCCAGCGGCTCCTATTTGGACCAACAATAGTGGGATTGCACTTGGCTCCGGCGATCGCTGGGTTCCCCACTTCACTTGGTACGGTTGGTATACGTCTATGTACGCGGGAGTGACAGGAGGGGGGCGAATGAAAATCCACGCTGCCACGTTGAATCAGTCTGACGTGGCTGCCGCTGAGCGTCCCATTACAGTCATAGCGACCCTGATCAATGATAATCAGATCTTGAACGAGATTGCGGATTCTGCTCGCACGGTAGGAGACGCAGGGAGTGCCGGATCAGCCAATAGTGCGTGGCAGGTGATTAAGGATACGAACGGTGCTGAGTTCAATTTCCCCAGCTATTGTCTAGACCGTTTGTTTGAGCCGCGCGGTTTGATGCCAAATATGAGCAATGCGACCGGTCTTTTTATCCGAGACGTGGAGAAGATTCAGATCGGGTTTCCCTATGCGCACACCCTACCCTCAGGGAACGATTACGTGCTCAATTTCTTTTATGCCGGATCAAGCGATGCTTGTGGCGTGATGTTTAAGAAGGTTCCCCGAGTGATTTATCGCCGGGATGAAGCCCCCACCATTGAGGGGTTGTGATTCCTATATTATTAGGATGGATGATGATGCTAAATGTGCATCTACTGTATGTCCTCAGTAGTTATAAAGCACCAAATGATGATGCTATATGTGCATCTACTGTACCCATCAGTAGTTATAAAGGGTAACCTCAGTCTTATGAGCGAAAGCTCTCTTTACAGTGATGTAATGTGATGCAGATAGGGGGATATTTATATTTGTTTTAGGTTGTTTTGTTTTTGTTTCAAAAATCAATAATAGCAATTTTCAAAGAGAATTGGTATATTACGTATATCAAAGTTGAG